CTTGAACCTGCAACCTTATTCGTGAACGATTGCTCTGTCATACTTTGAGCTACATAGTAACCGACTAACCTTTCCTCCGTGCCGCCCAGAGCTTGATTGACACGACCTAGGAAGCCAATCAATTCAACTGTGTAAAAGGTTATGCGGTTATTAAGTAAACTACCCCCTTCTTTTCGGCAACGGCAAGGGGTTAACCGTCAATCAAGGGCACAACAAACTAAAAGCCCTCACCTTCTTCCTTTTGGCTAAAACCTACACCCTTCATGGAGTACCGCTTGATCTCGGTAGTTAGCACCATAGCGAGGAAGCCGCGCTGAGTTGATAGAATAGCTTTGAGCTTTTATTTTGTCTGTATCTGGCTTGTAACTTTTACAATGTATTTGCAAACCTAGCCCCACTATAGTAATCTTTACCTATCTACAAAATTCACACAAAAGTAAGCCATGAAACGTATTGAATTAACGGAAAGAATTAAGGCCCTTATTACCGCTTCCGTTGGTGATACAATTGACTATGAGAAGATTGCTGCCTTTGAAGCTACAGCCGTTACTAGCTTACCGTTGAACAAGCGTGGCACTATTTTTAATAAAGGTCAGATCACTGCTGAGACTTTTGTCGAGGCCGCTAACCTTTTAAACACAGGTACTTTTGTACCGTTACATACCTTGCATGAACAAGGTTACGAAATTCCAGTAGGCCGAGTATTTTACGGCGAACACGTTAAGTCTCCTCAAGGTACTGATGAGCTTCGCGCTCTGTTCTTTGTGGATGGTACAAGCCCAGATTTAATCTCTCGCCTTGATACAGGTACGATTGAAGAAGTCAGCGTTGGTATGCAGTTTAAGCGTTTGCTTTGCTCTACCTGTAACGTGGACTTGATGGAAGATAGCGAATCCATGTGGTCAGAGACCTGTAAAAACGGTCATGTCATGGGTATGGGTACAAACTTTATCCGCCCTGATGGTGTTGCTAACTTCCGTGAGTTGAGCTTAGTTTCCAAAGGTGCCAGCAACGGTGCCAAAGTGCTTGGCGCACAGAAGCGGTTGCTTGCCTCTGCCTACTATAAAGAAGGTTCGCAATTAGCGGCCTCCTTGAAAGATCCCGAATTTATGCTTTTTGGTTCTCCCACTAAGCTTGCTGAGGAAGACCCCATGGTAATTGCTGAATTAGAAGCTAAGTTGGCTAAGGCTGAAGGCGACCTAACTTTGACAGCTACAGCTAAGGCTGAAGCCGAAGGTAAAGTTGCTACGCTTGAAGCTGCTAAGACTGAAGCCGAAGGTAAAGTTGCTGTTTTAGAAGCCAAGCTTGCCGCAGAAACTGAAAACAACTCTAGCCTTGCCGCTAGTATCACAACTTGGGAAGCAGCTTGTACAGCTTCCGAAGCTGCCAAGACCGAAGCCGAAGGTAAGGTTGCTGCTTTAGAAGCAGCCAAAACTGAAGTTGAAGGCAAGTTGACTGCCGCTGAAACTGAAGTAGCTACCTTAAAAGCTGCTCAGGATTCCGTGCTTACTCAACGGCCATTTAAACTGCCTATGGGTGGCGTAGCTAATTTAAACACTACGACCACAGATAGTGCGAAACCAGATTCCGTTACGACTGGCTCTACAGCCTTTCGGACACCTAAGTAACCCCCACTAGGAGACAACGCGATGACAGAAATCGCATCAGGTGGCGTGACCCTCGTGGGCATTCCCCAACAAGACTTCCGCTTCACTTTCCGCTTAACAGCGGGTATGGTTGCTGCGGATATTGGTAAGCCAGTTGCTTTATCTACTGCTGCCAATAACACTGCTAAATTGGCAGGTGACGGCGATGTGGTTATCGGTCGCTTGTTAACCTACCGTAACTTGGTAACCGAAGGCATCCTTGTCGGCACTGTTGAAATGAAAGGCGGTTTCCGCTTTGATACAACTGGTGTTGTTGCTATCGGTGACAGTGTTGTCGGTTCTGCCACGGCTGGTAAAGTCAAAGCAGGTACAAATCCACGTTCATTAGTAGTGGCCGTTAACGGCACAACTGCTGATGTAGTCTTCATCTAAGGAGTCGGGTATATGCGTCCTTTAAAAGATATTAAGCGAACCACTCCTGAAGCCATTGCTGCTTTGTTGATGGTTGAAAGCAACAGTGACTCTGCCGACAAAGGTATGAAGTTGGTTAAAGAGGCAGCCTCCTTTGGTTTGAACCTCCGCGACTACCTAATCCTTGCTGTTGACACTAAGGGTGCTGATAAGTGGAAAGGCTATAACGGTTACGAAGCAATTAAAGTTGCCTTGAACTTGCCTCATGCCAATGACTTTGAAGCTGGCATCACTTTGCAGGCTGCTGCTAACACCTTCAACACATACGCGGGTACTCGCGCTATGTTCCCTGAAGTTATCGACGATATGTTGAAGTTTAAAACGCTTCAAGATAACAAAGTTGAAAACATTGCTTCGATTGTTGGCCAGTCTCGTACTGTGTCGCAGCGTGAAATGATTTCGACCTATTACGAAGATGACTTGGCTGATGGTAGCACCAACACTAATACTATCGCTGAACTGGGTAAAATTCCTGTTAACAGCGTTCGTACTAGCCAAAGTTCTGTTAGCTTCGGCAAACGTGGTAGTGGTATTGAGTTGTCTTACGAGTTCACTCGTGAAGCGTCTCTCGACATCATCTCCCCATTTGCGGCTCGTATCGCCCGTACTTTAGAAAAATCCAAAGTTGCTGCGGCTACTTCGATTTTGATTAACGGTGATGGTGTTAACCCTGCTGCTGAAGTTCAAACCTTCTCCAGCTTCGGCGCAACTGGCGGTGTTATCAGTGCAGCGAACTACAAAGCTTTAGCGAAGTTCTTGATGAGCAACGCTAACAACGGTTATGTGTTTGACACATTCGTTGTGAACTTTGATATGTACGTTGAATTGATGTTCATGTCCCAGCCTGTTATCGGTACAGCCACAGGTGCGATCAGCCCTGTTGACTATATGAACAGCAAAGGCGCACCTGCAATCAGCACAACTTTACCATTCATGAATGGTATGGTTAACGTGGTTTTATCTTCTAGCGTTCCTGCTGGCAAGATTATCGCCATGACCAAAGCTGAGTGTATCGAAGAACTCGTTATGGCAGGTGGTAACATCTCCGAAAGCGAGCGTTCGATTACTAACCAGTCCATCACTTACGTGAAAACGGAAGAAACTGGTTACAAGTTAGCCGTGCCAAAAGCGCGTGTTGTCTTGAACGTAGCTGCGTAAGTTGTGTGGTTCAAGGAGGTTGTAAAAAGCCTCCTAGAAAAAGCCCTGCGAAAGCGGGGCTTTTTTATGCTAAAATATCCAAAACGAGGTAAGCCTATGTTAGTTATCGTTCAAACCACAGGTTCTTTTATGCTCTGCCCTTATGATGGCGGGGCTACTCCGAATATTGAAGCCAATGTCCCTACCCTAACTCGTCGAACTCCTTTCGTGGACTATCGGGCAAAGCTGGGCCAGTTAAGTATCTTGGCTGAGGATGTTCCTGATACTGCCACTCAGGAAGGCTTACAGGCCGCTGAGAGTGTTGAAATCTATCTCGAAAGTTTGAAACCTAAGTCTGAGCCTGTTAAACCTCAGGTTTCCAAAACCAAAAAGAGTACCTAATCATGGTCACATGGGCTGAGAGCGGCGAAGCGACAACCCTAAGCTTTAACTTGATGCAGGAAGGTGAGTTCGTCATCCCTGATCCTGCAACCGATGTAGTTTTAATCATCCGTGGCAAGACTGGTACAGTCCTCCACACTGAAACCCAAGTTGCTGCGGGCAGTCAATATAGCTTTGCCATACCTGCCTTGGTTAACACCCTCACAGGCTTAAATACTGTCGAAGCTCGCTTCGTGCGGTTGAAGTACCAATTGGGCGGCGGTAGTCACCAAGAGGTTCAATCCTATCAGCTCTCGGCCTTTATACCCTTCACTGTCACAAGTGAAAGTGTTAGAACCTATTTAGGCATTAGCATTGATGAGTTAGAAGACCATGAAATTGACTTACTTCAGGCATATCATAATTTGGTGGGTGTTTACGGTACAGATTTCACCACTCCGTTTGCCACTGAGGGTACTTCTAGCTTCTCCGCCAACAAAGCTGTGGCAATCCAAGCAGCGATTGATCTTGCGGTCGGACTACCTCAACGCATCGCGCAGAAGTCTGACGCGGAGAAGGCTAGTTTTCAACGGGCGACAAAATTTGACCCTTACAAGTTAGTAGCGCGGCTCCGTGAAGAGCTGGCAGAAACTTTGGCACTAATCTTACCTACAACTGCAACTGTGGTTGGGGCAGCCAATTTCTCAGTCTCAGTTGGAACTGATCCGTTTACTGGAGCCTAACCTTGAGAAAACTTCACCATAAACGGTTTAAGTTCGTACTGAGAAACCTCACACGAGGGGTCAGCCTAATGGGCGAGTTTGTTGACCCTACAGATGAACTTTTAGCGACCGAAGAAGTTAACCAACTGCTTCGGGTAACTAAGAGAGCTATCTTAAACTCTGGTGACCACCTATATTTTCAGGGAAACCACTATGGTGTTTCTGCCTATAGTAAAGAAGTGCTGGACACCATCTACCGTTTAATTCCTTTCCCTGACATCGTAAGCTGGCAGGTACAGCAGGTCTTAGTTGAAGATCCTTTAACGGGGTTATCAAAACCCGTAAGTGCTGTCGCCCCGCCTGTTCAAACCCTACACTGTAAAAAGAAAACCGAAGGCTTTGAGGGGGATATTCATTCCAATATGAAGCCAAAGG